CCATCGGTCGATTTCCAGACCTGGCTGTGCGTGTGTGGAGCCGGGATGAAGGCGGGGGCCGCCCATCCCCCGAGCAGGTAGAGGTCTCCGTTCAGATTGAGTAGACCGCCTCCATCATGCGGCGGCAAGGGAGACGAGGCAGCAACCTGCCTCCATAGGCCAACTACACTAAGGGGAGCTCCCTGTCGGCCAAAGGAAGTGCACCCCGTGGAGTTCGACGTTCTTGTTGTTCAGCGTATCGAAGCGCCACCGCGGATTGTTGGCCGAGGGCTGGCCTGTGACATCGAGCGCCGCGGCTTCGATAACCGTGAAGCCGGTTTGCAGGTCAAACTTCTCGGTCAGGGTCATCGTGTCGAGGGTCGTTCCGCCGTCACGCGAGCACTTGAAGGTGTAGTCTGTCCCGGCCACCGAAGATCCGCCGACCTCCTTGACCAACAGAATGGCGGACAAGGTGTCGGGGATGATCGGCGCCGTGAAACTGGTCGACCGGACAGCCATGTTGTTTGGCGTCCCGGCGGCTGTGCGAACTTCGATCTTGTTGACGGCGATCAAGAGATCGCTGGTGGTCGTATATCCCGTGGGAGCGAGGTGGCTGGCCTCCCCGGAAGTCGCGGCCTTTTGATAGGACACGTAGCCAGACGGCCCCGATAGACCGCGGGCGGCGGATGTTGCGCCGAAGTCCATTGCGGCCATCTTGTCGACGGTCTTGTCGAACGAAAAGGCGATAATGTCAGTGGTAAATGGGGCCGACCCTGCGACAATCGTGACACCTGTGGCTCCACCGTTGAAGGTCACCTGGACTTGATTGCCCGCAAAGGCAGATCCCGCGCCAGCGTCCCCGAACCACATCTCCTCGAGAACAAAGTTGCTCCCCGTAGATGGGGGAGTAATCACGAGACGGAAGGTATCCCCGTTGTCCGTCAGCGCAGCGGCAGGAAAGCGCTGGCGAGCCATGTAGTTGTTAAAGTCGGCGAAATTCGTCCAACTCCCCGTTGGGTAGTCGAGCGAGGCCGCATAGGTGTCAGCCGCGATCGTTGGCTTCAGCACCCCGGTTGTTGCCGAGTTCAGATTTGTGGACCAAGCCACGTCGACATAGGTCAGGGCGTCGAACGCATCGGCGACGCTGTTCCCGAGGAACAAGGCGGCATTGCTGTTGTCAGCTACCTGCAGGGCAAGCAGCGATGATTCAATCCTCGCCCCAATGCTTTCGGAAACCACAGGCGCTGTCGGGTCGGTGTTGTCCACCGCAATGCCGGGGCCCTCGACGACGCTGCTGACCGTGCCGGCCCCATCAATGCCCTGCCGCGCCAGAAGCTGCCAATAGGTGTTGCTGGTGGTGGGGAGAGTCGGCGGGGCATTGCCGGTCGTTGCTTGCAGCGCGATCCATGTCGAACCATTGTAGAGCGCGATGTCGCCTTTGACGTAGGCAGTGGCGCCGCTATAGGTGCCGCGCTGCTCAATGCCGACATCACCTTTTTCGACCACCAGTTCCCACTTGACCGCGGCGAGGTCGGTGGCGAATGCGCCTGAGGTGTGCGCCACGACGCAGATGTAGGATGATCCTTGATATTCAACGATATCGTCAACGGCATAGGCCGTGGCGGTGATCCATGCACCTTCCCATACGCCAAGGCCCGGCTCGCCCTGGTCGCCCTTGTTGCCCTGCACCAGGATTGCATCGGACCAATCCGCTGCATCCGAACTCGCCTTGATAAACACCACGGCCGTCGCGATGGAAGCGCCATCGCCATCGAGCGATAGGAATGCAAAGTCGGTCGGAGAATCGTCATAGCTGGTGCGATCGGCAAGCACGCCGAAGGCATCGATGCCGATGCCGGTATTAGCAATGGCGCCGGCCAGTTCCACGTATTGGCGCATCCGCTCGGACATGCGAATGCTGTCCTGCTGCAGCAGCACTTCATAGGCATCGCCCGTCATGTCCGTTCCCGGCCATGCGTTGATGGTCAGCGACGTATTGTCGGTCGCATCAGCCGTGATGCGCGCGAACAGCCCCTGCGCGGGATCGGTGTACAGGTCGCCCTCGAACACCTTGCCGGCCCATGACGTGCCGATGCCAGTCACAGTGGTGCCGCCGCCGAGTACCGTTGCGGTACCCACGCTGTAGATGGTGGTCATGTTTAGGAGTCCTTAGACGCTGAAGCAGCCAGGCGTGATGATGATGTCGCCAGTCCATGTGGAGGCGTAACTGATGCCAGCATGGCTGATGTCGCATGGCACGTTGCTGGATGATCCAGCTTCGTAACCGGAAGGCCGATGGGTCGGGCTGTTGGTGGAGTTTTTTTCGTCGATCTTTTGTCCGAACAGGGCATAATCGGATGACGTGGCGGCGTTCGTTCCAGGGAAGAAAAAGAACTTGCTGCCCGAGGACGCGCTCCCCGTCGCCCGCTGCACCGGCGGGGACACGTTGATCCCATCGTTGTTCACCGACTGGTAGCGGCGCAGGTAGACCGTGGTGCCGCTCAGCACGAACTCAAATTGCCGGGAAACTCCACCGAACTCCTCGATGATGCAGGAATACCCATCGAGCTTTACCCACTGCCCTTCTGGGAAAAGGCTGGCCAGCGCCAGGTCGAGGATATTCGCGGGGCTCACGGTGCGGGTGAGGTTGACCCAAATCTCCAGATAATCTGTACCCGCTGGAACAGTGCCAAGCGCAATGTCTGCAAGCGTGTTTGGAGAGGCCTCTGCTGGCCCCCACTCCTGCCCTACCAGGCCGATCCAGGATGAGCAGCTATGGTACTCAATACTGAATGGGAAGGTGACAGTCTGGCGCCCCTGATAGTACACGGTCCCCTTCCAGAAATCGGGGAACGCAATAGAATACCCGGTGAGGGTGATCGCGCCAGACGGCACCAAATTCAGCATTGGCGCGCGGGTGTCGAGCGACTTCCGCCCCCCCTCTTCCGCGGTCATGTGTGATCCGTCGATCTCGAAATATGCCATTATTCAACCGTGCACTGAATGGAGGCCGAGCCGGAAAAAGACCCGGTATAGGGCGGATAGGTGAAGGTGCTGCCGTCTGCCAGGACCGTGCGGCTAAAGCCATTGCGGATGTCAGAAGTGCGGCCCAAGGGGATGTCGAACGGGCTGGCATCGCCGATGAGCGTCCGCCGTAGCGCCTGCAGCGCCCCTCTGAACTTGCCCTTGCCCATGACCAGCGTTCCAGCCGTTGGATCCCAGTCGAACAAATGTGCGCTGTCCGCTGTAGGCTGCCGAAAGATCACCACCCGGTAGGTTTTGCTCATGGCTGACAATGCAACAGCGGTGGACGACCCAGCGTCGAGCAGGCTTATGGTGCTGGTGGTGGCGTATGGGCTGACGATCCGTCCGCCATTCTCGATCTGGATCACTGACGACTGCCCAATCAGCGTGCCGCCGCTTTCGATCATGTAGCTCGGCGCATATCCCAGACTGTGTGTCACCAGTGTGTGGGTCGTCTTTACCATCTGGCCTATGCGAGTAATGTTGGCCGTGACGGCGACAGACGCCCCAGCAACTGCCGCATGGTTGATCGTAACTGAGGTGATCGAATGCACCTGGTAATAGTCGAAGTCCGAGTGGAAATAGACTTTGCTCAGATGCGATGCCGGGCTGTTGAGCGGGGCATTGCGCGCCGAGTTCGGATCGTCCAGAGCACCGCTGGTTCCGTTCTCGTCGTACAGTGCACAGCGCCCTGTTGCCGGGTCGGTCATGAAGACTATGGCCATCAGGTAGAAATCCGGAATGCACCTGTAGAGAGGTTCCAGTAGGAGGCGCCGCCGGGGCCAACAATCGTGCCGACCTTCAGGTCTCGGATGATCGCGCCGTTGCTATCGAACAGCGCTACAACCGTGCTGCCCCCATCAGTGCTGATGACCGTCTGATCCGCGTCCAGAACGATGCGCGTCGGCTCTGCCGGGTTCGTGGGAACGTCCAAGAAGAAGGACGCCGACCGGATATCCCCGTCATTGACTTCGGCCGTGATAGCATAGCGGGCCGCATAGCCGATCGGGCCGGCTTGAGCCTGCCACCTGACATTGACCTGAGAGGAATTTCCGCCCATGGCCGCGTACAGACTTGCCAGCGACGTAGCAATTGCACCACCAGGCCCGAGCGCGACTTCGATGATCTCGGTGAAACTCGCCTCGAGTTCCCCAGTCGTTTTGCGCAGCTCACGCTTGAGGGCTTCCCGGTCGTTGAAATTTGCCAGGTCCTGCTCCGCCAGCGTTGTACCGAGGCGCTCGAAGTTTTCGATGGCGCTGCGAACGCTGTTGCTGATCCATTTCAGGTCTTCCACGATCGCGGCGGACGCAGCGGCGAAAGCGTCGTCCAGATCGAGGTATTCCCCGGGCACGACGATCGTGGGAACTTCGCCAAGGACGAAGACCCTCTTGGACCACGCGCCCTGCAGGATCCCGACGGCAGCCACACGAAGAACGAGCGCCTGGGGCAACACTGGGACTGTGAACCTGTTGGTAAACCCAGACCAAACCGGCGTCCAAGTTTTCTCGGCATCAGGGATGCTGTCGTCGTCATAACTGACCTCGGCGACGTAGCCACCGATCGCACCCGGCGTCGGCTGCCACATCGCGTCGAGCTCAAGTTGAGCTATACCTGCGCGCAGTTCTGCATATAGACCCAGCAGCAAGGGGCGGGCCGGATTCTGCGGGGGCAGAACGGGTGGGGTCCACGGCGATGGGATCACCTCTGTCGCATCGGCGAGGTAAACCTCAGGCGCATCGATGACGGCGAGAATATCGACCTTGCCCGAAGAGTTGGGAGCCGCGGAGGCAACGAGGCCGTTGAACGGCCGCATTTCCCCGTCGCAGATGAGAATGTGGGCGGACTCTTCACGATCATCCGGCAGAATGCTTGATAGAGCCCCCATGCCAGCCACGACAGTCGCACGGTCCGTTGCGTCGAGGGTGATTACCCGCCCGTCGATGGTGTCCACCAGGCAGGGACCCCATTCCTTGCCGTCCTTGCCGCGGATAATGACGTAGGCGTCCCCACTGATCTCTTGGGTGAGATCGCGGTCGATCGTGATCACATCGACAAGCCGGTCCGCAATGGCGGCCGATTCAACGCCCTCAATAAATGGGTGCTGCACGAGAATTGGCTCGCCGCGAACCAGCAGCTTGCCTTCCCACTCCGCGGTGAATGACACGAACTCCCGAGCGAAGGCATTCACTGCAGCCTCGGTCACGCTCTCGCGCCAGGCCTGATCATGGTCGGTGATGCCGAACCACTCAACGGCTTGAGGAGCATCGGAGCCGACCGACGCGAGTGAAGCGAGAACCTCTTCCTCCTGCCAGGTCGTCTCATCGATATAGGAGCCAAGAACGCTGTCTGGCTTCTCTTCATCAAAGAGCACGATCTTGTGCTGGAAGGATCCGCGAACCACGTTGCGAGGCGTGAACACCGCGCGCTTGATCAGCTTGGGCTCGAGGCGCACAAAGCCGATGCGGCCGCCCATTCGAACCGCCTGGGTTCGCCCGGCGCGCAGAACTGCCCGCAAGGCATCTTGAACAGTCCACTCTCGATCGAAAATGGCGTTGAAGGTGTCGTTGCGGCCAGCCCATGTGGCGGCCAGAGTCGTCAACCCGGCAAGGTCAAACTGTCCAGTCGTGAGGCCAATGGAATAGTCCGAGTTCATAAGAAGATCGGCGGCTGCCCACGCGATCGAACGCGTCTTGGTCTCGACCCAAGAAGTGCCGTTCCATACCGGCAAATAGCGCTCAGCAGTGACTCTGATCTGATTGGATGAGAACTGGCTCAACTGCTCGTTGGCGCGAATTTTCATCGCAAGGAGTGTGCAATTTGCAGGGGTCACGAAGTCGGTCAGGTATCCACGCAGACCCGTCCACACGACAGCGTTGATGGCGGAGCCGTCGTCCGGATCGAAGGCCTCATCCGCAAGGAAGCGCACCTCATATCTGCCGGCCGCCACCGGCGTCGATCTGCTCATGCGCTGCGGCGTGCGCGTCGCCGCGCTAATGGTTTCTACAAAAATGTTCGTCCAGACGGCCGTGCCGACGGGGGCACCATCGTTGTCGATCTCGCGGTACTGAGCGCGGAGAGCAATCGAGTTTGTTGCCACGGTAGAGCCATCGATTGTGTAGAGCCCACCGGGGAATGCGAAGTCGACAGCAATGCGATCAATGGTCGTGCCGGCAGAGTTGACCACAAATGGGCCGAGCACCGATGGAGGATTCGGAACGGACTGGTTGGAAACTTCCGGCGCCGTTACGACATTGGCCGGGAACAGCGTGATGCTGCCGCCAGGCTGAATGATCTGGAATTCGAGGTCGGAAAAACTCGTCGAATAGCCATCAACGGCGTTCCATGCTTCGGTTTCGCCGATTTCGATTTTCGTGATGTCGGCCTTGCCGGCAGTGACCAGGAAGAGTTGATAGAGGTACTGGTCGTTCCCGACGTACTCGGAATAGGGGCGGCTGGCATGGCGCGGCGGGAAGCGCAGGCGACCATAGAGGACAGGCAGCCTTTCCAGCGGTGTTGCTTGGTTCGATGTGGCGTTGACCGAGTAGACAGGGTCTGCGGTGCCAAGGCTGCCAGACGCGGTGCTTGTGGGCGGAGGCATCAGCATGTTCAGCAGCAGGGCGCCGCCGGCGAGGAATGCGGCGGACGCGAGCGACGATGCAATTGAGAAGCCCATTGTCCCAGCAGCGAAGCCCAGTGACCCTGCAAGAAACGAACCCACGAAAGGAGCGGCCACGGAAAGGGCCAGAGCGGCCACGAGTCCCATGATCTGCTTGCCGCTATTGCTCCCGCCGCCTCCACCCCCGCCACCGGGGACGGCAACAAAGGCGATGACATCCGTTTCCAGGACGTAGCGCACGGCCCACTGACCTCGCAGCACGGGCTCGCCATTTAGAACGGCAATCGTGGGCAGCCGGAATTCCAGTTCGTGAGCAGCAATGACCTCAGCGATCGCCATGGGGCGAGCGAGCGCGATCTCACGCTCCGGCGCCCCAAACATGCCTGTGAGCAGCACGGCTTTGCCGCCAGCTGGAATGGCGAGTTCAGTGGTGGTCATGGAAGTCCTGAAAAGTTAGGCCGGTACGTGGTACCGAAAGCGCCGCCAACCGACGGTCTGCAGCGACTGGATGGTGTCGACGATGACACCGCATTCTTCGATGGCGTGAACGACGATGCCGCCGTCTTCTGCCAACCAGGTGCCGAGATGGTAGCCGCACACATTGCGCGCCATGGTGATCAAGGCACCGTCGACTGGTTCCGGCACTTCGCGCCAGCGAGCACGTTCTGGGTTGACAGCAATGGCAGCCGCGATCGCTGAGCGGCCCGCGAGCGCCGGCATTTCGAACGCGGGCATGGCACGATCAAAAAGAGCCGATTGAATTGCAGTGGCACATGAATAACAGTCCACCGCGCCGGCGCCTTGCGCCCCCAGTCTGTATTCGGTGCCGATCATGGAGTTGATGAAAGCGACTCGATCCATCACGCGCCACCGAACAAGCCAGGGAACCCGGCGCGGTCAAACTTCCGTCTGGGGAAGGCTTTGTTGAGGAGATCCACGAAGGTCGCGTTTCCCTCGAGCCTGAGTACGGACGCGGTGACCATTTTCATCGTGAGTTGATCGATGATCAGGTCGGGCGCCTGCTCGCAGGCATAAATGCCGGTCGATACATCCCTCACCGCAACCCATTCCCGATAGACCACCTGTGCTGTTGCCCTGATGCGCGCCGCACTCTGCAGTTTTGGCCAGATCGTTCGCGGAACGTTGTCGAGCGAGATTTTGAGCGAGCCGAAATTGCTGTCGCTTTGCTCCGGCAAACTCACCTGCATGGCCAGCGGCTCGAAGGTCTTCACTTCCCCGGCAAAAAGCGGAGCGGTATCCTCATACTTGAGGTCCCAAGACCGATTGTCTAGCGCCACGCGGATGCTGTCGGCGTTGTCATCTTCATCCACGAACTGCGGATGGATGAGCTCGAGTGTCGCGACGATATAATCGTCGGCCGGCGCGGAGGCGTAGGCCTCCTGCAGGGCTTCGGTCCAAATATCTGGCAAGATCTCTATCCCAACACTAGGCGGGGCCTAGTAGTCTTCAATGTCCAGTGACACCGACACGACGTGGACAATGCCGTCACTCACGTCGTGCTCGTATGGCTGCGCGAAGGAACACACCCGATCGGCGACCCCCGATGGTGTGTAGACTGACGCTTCGAAAGGCAGGGTGCCGTCGACAAGCGTGTCGCGCACCCAGACCTGGAAGGCGGCAAACTCGGCCGCGCTCATCTTCACCTGAAAGCCATAGGTGGCGATGTTCTTGGTCGTGCTGCGCCGGCGGCGCTTTTGACCGTCTTCCATGTCCGTTTCATGCGGGGCGCGAAATGGCTTCCCGCTCATACTGCCGGTGGCAGCAATGCTCGGTACGTCTACAGGCCAAGACTCCATCTATGCGCCCCTCCGCTTGGCCCCATAGAGGCCTTCCATCAGCGTATCCATCGAGCCGTCAGCGAAGGCCTTTTTGACCGGGCCAAGAACGATGCTCTCGATGTTCATGCCGCCTTCGCTTCGGGTGCTTCGCGACTGCACCTGGTAGTCGCCGCCGCCCTTGATTTCGAGTTCGAGGCGGTTGCTGATCTCCATGGAGCCGGCCTCAGGCATATTGGCCATGATCGCCTGACTCCGACCCTTGGTGTGGTCAAGGACGCTCTCATTGGGGTGGAGCAGGCTGAGGAATCCGCCTTTGCCATCCAAGCCGCCGGAGCGCGGCCCGGAGCCTGTATGGCCTCCGCCGTCGAAACTAGGGAGGCTAGGGCCTGTTATCCCGGGGAAGAAACCACCACTGCTCCCGGTAATTGAACTTGAGAACCCGCCGC